TCAGGAAAACTAGATTAGTTAAGCAGAAAAAGTCGTTGAAGAAATTATCGAACGTAATGGCTAATATGATTCCTAATCTTGGCGGGAAGGTACCAGCTTACCAATAAAAAAGCCGCGTCTCGAATCATCAAGGCGCGGCTCTAAAGGTTTGCTTTCTATCGTTAGATAGTCGGCAATAAGGAGAAAGTTAAGAAGGGAGTTCAAACCCTGACTAGATTGTAACGTTAAAGTTTAATAATATCAATCACGGCTCGTACTGTTCTTTAAAGGTTTGCGTTTTATCCCCCGCTGCAATGAGCTTACCGTCCGAATCGTAAATCCTACGCATGTTGGTGGTGTCAAGTTGAAACCCACCATCAACCGCTGTTCTAGTTGCGCCATCATTGCCATCCGTCGTGCAATACTCAACAAATGATGTGCCGTCGCCTTTGTATTTATCGGGTAGGTCAGGGTCAAGCTCATGTCCTTTGAATGTTAAGCCGTCAAAGATTAAGTCATAGCAGCCGTCGGCAGGCCAGACTCCATCCTGAACTGGTACTTCTATCGGGCAGGTTAGACTTCCTTCTGTTGGCGTGCAAGAATACCGCCGCACTCGCCAATACCTGTTTAATGAATCACCGTTTCGATAGTTAGACCACACGAAATCATCATCCGCGACCCAATCATGCCCGCTTGTAGGGTTCCACTTATCCTCAATAACCCCATAATGTGTATCTGCTTGCCTGGTTGCTTGATAAGCAGCTTCCCACGATGAGTACGATCTGCCCGCAGTCGGCCAATCATACGAGTCTGTACCGTACAAGTAGAAGTAAAACCCTTGCTCCCAAACCTCTAAAGGCGGCGGACTATCAGGATCAGTCCACCCATCGGGCGTAGGAAAAACCCCATCATAATTTATCGTAAAGCAATCACCTGAACCTGTCGCGCAATTACCCTCGGTTATGCCCGTTAAATCATCAACGTCACAGCCGATACACGTCTCGCCCTCGGTCGATGTTGCATTTTCTAGGTCATCACCTGTATGCGCTCCGCTTGTGCCTTCAGTCGTTGCCCATGTGCTTGGGTCATCGGGATTAAACGTTATTCCGCCGCCTGTGCTTCCACTTGCGCTTGTGTTTTCCTCTGCGCCTTGTGTGTCGGTAGTTTCGCCATCGCCTCCAGCGTCACCACTTCCACTATCTGCTGATGTGTTGTTGCCATCGCTTCCACCGTCAACGAATACGTCATTATAAGATATAGTTTCGCCGTCAATTGGTGGTCTTGCTTGTCTTGCCTCAGGTACGCCTTTCTCTTTGCCTTCTCTTGCCTGTCTTCTGGTTTCGTCTGCTTGATTAATAAATATCATTTGAAAGTCACCGTTAAAGCGTCATTTTGAATCGGTATATCGTAAGCATAGTTGGCTTCTATTAGCTGTTCATCACGGCTTACATCGTCTATTGCTGGCACATCAAAAGAATGGTTAGCAGTATCAGCAGTGGGAGTTCTAAAGGTTCCATAAGAAGGGTTAGCCGCCTCATCTGAGTACATTATTAATGGATCAGTTGAGGTATTCCCCACCAAAGGCGCTGTTAATAACGGAATACTTAACGAATCAGAAGGAGGTGAATTATCGCTTTGTGAAAATGCCAAGGAAATGGCGCTTGATGCTGCCCTCGTTGACATGTTGAAGCGGTGCTTAATATCAACCACTTTCCCAGTAACAGAAAGGTAATCAGTATTAATAGCAACGGTATGTTTTAAGTCAATATCTGATCTGACAGGCGTTTCAAAAGTAGCAATATTAGCTCTATGTGAATTCTTTATTGTAGCCATTGCCATAGAAAGAGCCGTATCTATTGCTGTAATGTACTCGACAGTTTCGCCCGCTACGTCCCGATAAGTATCAGACCCTAGGGTTGCCCCTGACGGGTATGTAAACGCCTCGTTTTTCTCGAATTCTGTAGCGTCGTACTCGATGCGATGACCGTTCTTTTGATCGGCTTCTATTACTCCGAGCCTTGCTTGCGATTGGGGCGCGTTGACTTCGATGCTTATCTTCTCTTGAATATCTTGAGCAAAGTCTTTAGCGCCCGTCCAAGAGGCCTCAAGTGCAAAGGCTTTTGCAAAGTCGGTAACTGATGTTCTGACAGTTTCATAGATAGGGTTTCCGCTTGAATCAAAAACTTGATTACCGCTTGAGTCTAAAACTGGCTGAGTTTGGTAGGCTGTTTGAGCTGTTGACCAAAAGTACTCGCGGAAAGCCCCGGTGTAAATACTTCGGCAAGTATAAGCCCCGCTGTCCGGCATATAAATAAATGCTAGCGAATTCGGTTTTTCTTTGAAACTTGTTGAACTAATCGTTGAAGGTACTGATGAAACCCTAATGAACTTATAAAGCCCATTACTTGTGATGATCTGACAGAAAGACGGACTCTTTAATATGAAGTCAAGCTCGCGATGTCTAAGCCTAATATATTGAAAAGTGAACTCAACGTTAACGCGGTTAGTTAGCCTTGCTCTGCTTGCTACTTGGATGCTTGGCTTGCGATAAAATACATCAGAATTGTTAACGGTAATATCAGCCAACGGCTTCGGCATAGTGCTAGCCACGGTATAATTTCCGTATGCGTCAAAATCAACCGCTGTGGTGGTGGTTTTTAGTCGCTGGGTTAATTCATCGAATGTATCTACCGGCGTGTCAAATATATAGCTCGACCACTTACCTATGCTTTGAACGCTCAATGCAAACTGTGAGTTAATCTGTTCTTTTCGCTTATCTGTACAGCGTAACGTAATCAGGCCATTGATTAAATCAACTTCTGGAATATCAATAATGCCCGTGTAAATTCGGCCTATTTTATTCGGCTCGATCAAGTCAACCGTGATGGATTTACCGTGGTAATAGTAGAGGTCTTGAACGCCTGTTGATTTCTGTAGAGTGATGTCAAGCAAAGCAGCGTTAGACTCGCGCCTTGTGATGTTTAGATCACCATGTATTTCATCGTTTGGTGTTACTACCCCATCAATCGTTACCAATAAGTCCCAGCCGAATTTGTCCTCATTGGTTAGCACGGTAGGGCTTGAATCTTTTATACGCTGCTCAATCGTTATTAATGAACCTATGCCCGTTGTGATTGTAGATTGCTCAACCGTGATTAGTGAGCCGCTGGCTTGAATTTGCTGGAGTATCGTTTGCTCAATACCAACCAGTGAGCCGCTTGCGTAAATACCAACTGTTTGAGATACGTCAATTAATTGACCACCTGTAGCGGTTATTTGCACAGACTGTTCAACGGATACTAACGAGCCAGCTAGCGCGTTAATCTCGATTGACTGTTCAGCGGTAACAAGTGGCCCACCTGCTGCAACGATATTAAAAACTTCTACCGTCTGCTCAATGACGATCAATGAGCCAGCTAAGGCATCAACTGGCCCCGTTGCTATTGAACCTGAGCCAAGCGCTTTAGTGCCTAACGCTATACCGCCTAATGCGCCGCTATTCAGTGCCATTGGTTAGCCTCTTTGTTGTTTTACTGTTTTGTGGCATGACTACTCGTTAAAGAGAGCTGTTTTTTCTGACTTTGTCAGAATTCTGTCATATATCCTAATTGAATCAATGACATTAACAGTTTGCGGAGTGTTGGTATTGCCGTTTTCATAACATCCTATATAGGCATTCGCGCTATTTGTTAATGTATTATGAACTAGGGTGGCACTATCCATCAGGACATCATCTTGATACAACCTTATGGCAGTTCCTTCGCGCTCTGCAATGTAATGATGGAAATTTCCGTCCGCTAGTATCGGAGTCTGCGCTGAGTTGTTATTGGCTATTTGGTCGCTTCTAGCGTGGGTGAATAATATATTGCTAGACAGACTGATAAACTCAATACCATGTCCAGCCCAGCCTGTTAGATTAGAGCAATATATTCCAGAATAACCAGCCGCGCTAAACATTAACCAAGCAGAGATCGTGTATACATCAGTATTATTTATTGGCTTTGCACTAAGATTTGTTCTGTCAGTAGCGTTCGCTGGGTATGTCGTACTGTTCCCAATGTGACCTGCTGATATGCCGACACCTGCGGTCATTATGCCGTCATTTCCGTTTTCACTTTCATCAACCAACGTCGTTCCGCTGATATTGTCCATCGTGTAATGAGCGATAAAATCATCTGGAATGCCGTTGCCGAATCCAGCCATATTTAAGCCGCCAGCTATCACGACCAAGCCCGTGTTAGTTGCGCGTGAATTGAACCAGTTGTTCTTACCAAGTAATCAAGCCTATCAACCGCGTTAGCCGTTGTTGATAAAATAGGAGGCGTACCGTTGGCAAAGTCCCAAAACGTGTCATAGATTAGCGTTCTGGAGCCTGTAGCGTCCTGTGTAATGAATATTGAACCTGACTGCCCTGCGACTAAGTTTGACGGGTTAGCCAGCGTTGAGGCTTGATTTAGCGTTACTGAGAAAAAGTTACTCGCGTTAAAATCAGACGCTATTAATGCGGCTGGTGTTAATGCTGTTATGCCACCACGTTGGCTTGCTGAATACGTTTGATTCTTATCAACCCTTGCAGAATTGTTTTTGTCATCTGCAACGGGGCCACAAAGTATCGTATGAGCACCGACTGACAAAGTGATATTTGTAGCAGGGTTAGTATCTACGACCGTTCCGTTAAAATTCCAGTTATCGTTTCGAGTGATGTCATCTGTTGCCGCTACATATATTCCAACGCCGGTAACTTTAATAATGCCGCCTGCATCTTCCAGCGCGTAAGCTATTTCATCGCCATCAACAAATGATTTAGAGAATTGTATGCCGCCGGCAGTCGTACCGGTAAGCTCTAATAAGTCCCCCGTCCCCGTGCATTCTTCGCTTGTGAAATTAGTAAACATATCAGCCCCTAAGTTTCTGTCACGCCGTTAATGTCAATAGATAGCTCTGAATGACCTACGTTATTACTGACCTCAGTTACCGCGTTGGTGTATCGGATATTAACCTCCACCGCGTTAGCCGTGCCACTGAGCAAAGTCTGACCTAATACTAAAGCCGCGCCTGCCGTTGCACCTGCTAGCCCTGCTGCTGTTAAAGCCAGCTTAATTTCTGTTGGCTCGTGCGTTTGCGCGGTTAGCTGCCATGTGACAGTCCCATCAACCTGAGTTGATCCGAATCCAACGGTTATCCAAGTCGGTTCGGTTTCTGCTGTCGTGCCTGCGACGGTACAAACGTATCTGAACCCGTTTTGTACTGTTGGTTCGATTGTATCGCCAATGCTATAAGCGGTTGATAATACCCATTCAGGCAATGTTTCGGTCGGTGTTAATGTAATATTATCAATGCCGGGATTACTTGTTGCCTCAAGTTGGTTAGATGCTGCCACCGAGCCAAACCACATCTGGAAGTCCTGCGGATTGTCTGATAAATCCGACTGATGAGTGAGTTGATGAAGCCCTGCAAAGGCGCTTGTAAGCCCTGAGTCGGTGTATAATTTGAACGATAAGTCTGCAAGTGTTGCCATGGGTTAAGCCTCGTTTTATTGTTTATTTTATGCGCTGTCTGCGCGTGTTCCTTCTTGCCGTTGTCTGTCTGTAAATGCTCTAAGATCATCTACAAATTTAGGCTCTGCAAATATCTTGCCTGCGACTTCACCCGTATCAGTCACGAACTTTAACTCTAAGTTTCCGAATTGTGGCGTACTGTTAAGCTTGTCAATAAAGTGGTTAAGTTTGACGTTTGATTCGTTGTTAGAATTAGCCATCTTTTCAGCAGATAAAGCCATTGCTTGACTTGATACTTTGACCTCACCAATTAAGCCGCTGTTTCGAAGTTCTTGAATAAGGTCAGCACCTTTCGTCCCGCTCGTGTTCAAGGGCGAATTAGCAGCCATGAGCGTCAAACCTTTGACAACCTCGGCCATCCCCTGAACGTCAACCTTCTCAAATTGGTTGTTGTTACTAAAGACCATTTGATTCTTTGAAGCACTTTCGAGAATATCACCCAAGTGTTTAAGATGATCTACCGTGAACTTTGAACCTGATTCAATGCCTTCTTTTACGCGCCTTGCTACTTCATCGAATTGATTTGATCGTGCGGTTATTTCTTCTGTTTTGAATATGTCTTGCCATACTGTTGATTTGCTTACATCGTCGAGTGTTTTTGCTAGTGTTGCGGCCGCCTTTGCTGCTGCGTCACCTGCTATTTCAACCGCGCTTAGATCAGTAATGGCTTGCTCGTTGTTGCTGTTCGCGCTGGCCTCCATTTTCACTTCGACTTCTTTTATAAAGTTTTCAGCATCACGGATAAACTCATTTTCCCCAATTAAGCTGAACGCTAGATTAGATGACTCCCTGTTAAGCGCTGCTATTTTTTTTGCTACCTTAGTGGTATTAATGTCAGCGTCAATAGGGTTCATCAACTCCAGCCACTTGACCTGCAAGTCCATTATTTCAATCTGTATTTTGCCGATTATCTTAGATATTTTGGCAAAACCTACAACGATGCTTCCAATAGCATTAATAAAAAACTTAGCCATCACGCTTGCTGCTTTTTTAACGCCGCCTGTTTTCTTCACCCAATCAGTGAACTGAGTAATAACATGATCCATTGCTGGTGATAAGTGTGCGGCAAGGTTATTGCCAACGCCGCCGATAATAGCCTTCATTCTATCCATTGAGGCGTTGAACTTTTGAACGCCTGCAACCTGTGAGCCTGAAAGAATAACGCCCATTTCTTGCGCTTCTTTGGCTAGTTTTCTAAATGCGTCACCACCTTGGTCTAGCAGTGGTAATAATAAAGACGTGTCACTTGCGATTGATTCAAGAAAGAATATCTTTTTTTGCTTGGTTAATCCTTCCATTGCTTCGCCTAATTTGAGCAAAGCCTCATCAGGTGCTAGGCCGATGAATTCCTCAGCTTGGATATTCATATTCTTGAATAAATCAGCAGCACCGCCGCCGCCTGTGGTTAGGAAGTCACCTAGCTTATCTGAAATATCCTTGAATATATCACCGACTTTCTCGGTGCTCACTCCGGCCGTCTTAGCAGCATAGCCCCACTCTTGCATGGCCTTGGTACTGATTCCGAAAGCATCAGCCATATTAGCCATCTGCTTTATATTGCTCGCAGCATTGAGCGTTATAGCTGCTATTCCTGTGACCACACCAGCAGCAGTGATAGACATGACCTTGAATGCCTTAGCCGCTCGTTTAGTGATAGACGCAACACTTTTACCCCAGCCTTTTAAACGCTTCTCAGACAGATTAAGAGCCTTGTATAGCTTTGCGCTATTCGCTTCGAGTGAAACTACTAGTTTTGATATTGTCGCCATTATTTCCCCAACATTTTCATCATTGCATCTGATCGCTGATCGGCCGTCATCATTTCAGCATCTAGCTTTGTTTTGTATTCCTCGTTGCTAAGCAAATCGTAAGCAAATTCTTCAGCTATTTCTTGGCTATCTAGCTCTTTCAGCATTCGAGAAAATGGCATATTTAGCCGTCTTGCCAGCCCGTAACAATAAGTCCTGTACGGCTGGCGAATTAGTTTTTTGCTAGCTCCTCAACATCTTCATCACCAATTCTGTTTAGCTTTTGAGCTGCTTCAAAGATACGATCTAGGGCTGCTGCGCTTTTCTTGCCCAAGGCTGTAATGTCTTTCTCAGTAAATAACAAATTGCCTTCTTCATCCTGCAAAGTGCTAGCAGCGAGCTTAGCGCGTATGTTGCCAGCGTTAGTGCCGCCATTCTTGCCGATGATAGACGCCTCGAATCTGTCACGAGCAAAGCCAGACATAACGCCGATTATTACTTGCCCGCCCCATTCCTGAACGTCAACCACGGTTGTTTTTGTATCGTCTGCATTTAAAATATCTTGTTTAGTTAACATTCCAATTCCCTTTAGGACACTTTTGTCCGTTTAATCTTGCTTTGAAGTTGAGGAGGCATCCGCAAATTTTGCAGGTTTTTATGACTTTACCTAACTTGTGAACGTGTTCACACTCAAAGCAAATTCTTAAACGCCTTTCAAGTTCTGTCATTTCTTTCATAGCTCACCCCACTATTCACCTAATTAAATAACGGCAATACATCGGTGTAATGTACTTTCAGCTTATCAGCCTAGCCGTTAAGGTCGTTACTTGTTTAACTCCAGACGATAGCTCCAGTGATTCGCAAATCAATTGTAGATTTAAGGTCATCATCAGCAGAGCCGTCAATGGGCAATGCTTTCACCAATGCGTCAAACGTAGCAATGTCACCACTTGCCAAGGTTAAGATTACTTCACGCTCGATATTCAAAGCACGAGCCGCAATCATTGCAGCTTGACCTACATTATCTGGGTCGTATAAAACGCTAAGCTGTAAAGTACCGTTATCTTGTAGACCTAGCTTGTATTCTTTAGCTGTAGATGCAAGCGTAGTTGTTTCTCGCTCATCAGCCGTTGAGTCCATGCTGAATGATTTAATGCCGCCAACAACTTGCGCCGATGTTCCATCGTTAAATGATACTGTTGTTCCTTGTGCTGGGATTATTGCCATTTTCTTTCCTCGGTTATTGAGTTACGTTGTATTGAATAATTACCGGCTGAATAAACCACCCATCAGCAACCGCGCTATTCTCTAAATATACGTTGCCTATTGCAACCAGTGTACTACCATACGTTAAAATATCATCCTTGACAAACGCCGCTAGGATAGAATTAACAATAGTTGTCGCGTCTAACTTGCCATTACCAGCCTCACAAAATACGTCGATCTGATAAAGCCCTTTATATCTTGCTGCAACGCCTTTTAGTACCAGCCCTTCTGTTGCTGCTGGTAAATTAGTTGGTCGAATAAAATCCGTTCCTATCGTCGGTACGAACTTCTTGTTCATCCATGCGGTAGGTAAGGCTAAAGTCGCTGTTTTTGCATCTAACGCGGCTTGTATGTCTGTCTCAATGCTCATTTTTCACCATGTTCTGCTACTTGTTTTCTAATGTGTGCGTCGAATTCTTCCAATACCACCTTTACCATGCCAGCCGGTGCTTTGACTTTACTGTGACCGCTTTCAATAGCTTCTGCATATTTTCTGTTATTCGTGAAAAAAATCTCATCGCCTATGTTTGCGTTTAAAGCGGTTGAATTTAAATCAGCAGTTGAATCAGCACCCGTCTTGCTTGCTTTGTCTCTAGCTTCGTTAGACGACGTGTTAATTTCTGTCTGCCAATCGTTAATCAAGAACCCTGTATCAACCGGCGTTCTTTTAATGATCGCGCTAAACATAGCTAATGCCGTACCTCTAAAAACTTTCTCACTGATCTTCTCCGTCTTTTTAACGAAGTTCTTCAGGTCTAGCTTAAACTTAGCGTCTACCGGTGGCGTCATAGATTACAGCCTCATTTGATGGAGCAATTACTAGCACGTTTACCACCTTTAATATCGCACCGCTGATCTGAATGGTTGAGCCGACTAATGGCTTATTATCCGAATCTAGCAGAATACGTGAATCACCTTTTTGCACGACTGTACCGTCTATTTCAGATGTTTCATAATCGAAGATTGCAGCATTAGCCGTGAATGTTGTGGTTGCACCAGCCGATGTGATGCCGGTAACGGGGTCATAAGTACCATCGCTCTCATGCGTAACTGTAGCCTTTTGTCCGAATTTAACCAGCAATCCTTTTGCTGTCTTCGCTAAGTTTGAATAAAAACTCATGCTCTGGTTAACTTAACCGACAAACCACCACCGCCACGAACCAATCCGGCTTCATAAGCTCTAATCGTGGGTGATGTTGCTTGCGCTGCTGTACCCGCTTCATATTGAACCGTTATTGGCCCAACTGTTTCAGACGATGCAACTCGCTCCTGTACTGCCAATGGGTCGACGTCTTTATCTATCGAAACAGCAACCGATAATTGCAGATCAATTAGTTTGCGCGGTATTTCTGATTCGGTAATGTAAAAGCCGTCAATACGAACACTTGAGCGAGGCCATTGCAAAGACTGGTCTTTAGTGAATTTGCTGCCGATAAAATCGAGGCCTTCAACGTACTGCATGGCCCTGAATAATAACTCTAATTTATTCGTCTTTAATGTATGACCAATTCGCCCAGCGTATAGCTCTAAATCGGCTGTAGACGCATAAGAATTCGAACCAGCTACAATGCTGCCGTCTTCAATAATTAAACTCATGCTGCGCCCTGCTCGGTGACTGTTAGGTGATTGTGACTTTCATCGTTAATGCCCGATGCCGCGTTAATCATTTCTGTAATGACGTGATACTGTCCAACGTCTAAACCTGCCATCTCAGTAGGCGTGATTCTAACCACGAAACGGGTGTTGGTGTCCGATTGTTCGGTTATCGCTTTATCAATCGATGCTGTGCCGCTTAACCCGCCTGACAATGGTTTAACGACTAATCTACACGTCCAGCCTGCCGTTAAGTTTTCATCAACGCCATCAATCTGCAATCCACGTTTGAATGCTAGTGATTCGCCTTGGTATTTCTCAAAATCAGCCATTGATATCAGTCCTAATTAGTTTAGTAACAACCTCGGTCATATCGCTTGAAACGCTAGATGTCATGTTTTCAGTTGCCAATATTTCTGTTTCCATAATATCACTTATTGACTCTTGAGTGATTATATTAGTCACGAACTCACCCTCTACAATTCTAAGTTCACCACCACCCGTCTGCGTAATAGCTAAAAGGTGATCTCTAGCCGTAGCGCCTGAAGCAAGCGGACTTAGTTCTAACATTCTGACTCTAGCTGTTGGCATTAAAGCACCTCATCCCATATCGCTTTGGCTTCGGTAGCTTTTATAACTTCAAAACCTACAGCAGAAGTATCTAGTATCTCAAAGGGTAATCCTCGAACATGTACTTGACCACCTGCGTTTGTGTTATCGGCTAAGAACCTGCCTTCGGTCAATCCAACGCTATGAGTTCCAGCAGTTGTATTTGTAACGCCTAATGACCCAATGAAACCTCTAACTTCAGATGAGGTGTCCATACCATTGATAACCGGATAACCTAATCCTTTTACAGCTGATTGGCATTTAATCAATGAGAATGTCTCACCTGATACAGCGTTAACAATACCGTTGAGAGAGCAATTCTCAAAATACCCAATTACACTAAAACTGGTAAACAGTAGTGAGTCCTGTACAGTGATAAAGCCTGTGTAAGTACCTTTCATAGTACAGTGGTCAAACCTTGACCTATCTAAATTGTGTCCGTTGCAATCAATAGCGGGAATACCTATACCACTTACAACAAAGTTCTTTAAGTTCCTATCAATGGTAATATCAGATAGTACATGGAGTAATTTGTAACCATTCAACTCTGCAAAGTCTAAAGCTGCTTCCAACGTATTAAACGGATTAGCTTGCGTACCTATACCTTGTGTAATAGCTTCTGTATCAATATGTACAGCCCGCTCTATATAATGCACTTCTTCGATAAGGTCTACGGCTTGCTGTGCTTGCCATACCGCGCTTGCTGTTTGCTCCTCTGTCAGTGCTGTACCTGTTATTACATTTTCCACTGTTGTTGCTGTATTTACAATAGCACTAACCTGAGCAGGAAACACCTGCTTACCCGTTGGTGAGAAATAAGCAGAAGGGAAGTCATCAGAAGTTAAAACACCACTAATAGCTGTTTCTGTTAAATCAACTATGAACTTCCATCCATTTGTCATAAAGAAGATAGCTCCAGCTTCTTTAAAACCACCTTTGCCATCAGGTACAGGGTCAAACCCTACAAACCTCATACCTAATCCGTACTTGGTGTTATCTCTTAATGCTAACCAGTCTACGTACCTAGTCCAGACATCAGTACGAATATCTACGTTAGTTACGTCTGGATTTACGGTTATCAGCTTGTTGACACCATCGAAAGTTACTTTGCTTTGCAACTCCCAATCATCCCAATAACCGAAACCCAGACTAGCTAACATTTTATTCGATACTCCACAGTGTTAGTGATACACCAGCTAATGTTGGTGTATCAGCACCTTCCATCAGTCTAACTGAGATAGTAGCGACATCAGAAGTAGCGTGATTGTAACGCCTAGTTACACCTGATTTACTAGCATTGAATACACCATCAACTACCATGTTAGAGTCTCTTCCGGCTCCGACAAACCTACCAAATCTACGAGTATCATCTGTGACTGTAATAGCTGTAGCTCCTGCGTCGAAATCAACTGTACCATTACTCTCAAGCCATGTATCGCCTGTTAGAGTGGCGTTAACATCAGTTCTAATTTCTATGTGCTCACTACCAGCTAAGCATGAAATTACTCTTGGTAGAACTCTTGATCTATTAGGATCACCTGCTGCTGTTAGTTGTGAAGGTCTGTAAGACAAAACAGGAACCCAAACATCTGAGCTAACTGTAATCTGGTTAGAATGCGATACTTGAGAATGAATGAAGTCATCGTAGCCATCATTTGTAACAGTCACACAGTACACATGCATTGTTGAATCACTGCCAGTAATAGCGGTATTAGTTTGACTCATATGCAATGCCATTGAGGCAGATTCCATATAAGGCCTATCTAGCTCAGCATAGTGACTTTCTCTATGGCATAAAACCTTAACACCTGATACATACTGACCAAACTCTACGATACCCATTGAAAGGTATTGGAAGCTAATCCACCAAATATTACCTTTTTGGGGAAGTGTAGTCACACCAGAATCACCAGTACCATCAAGGTTATCGTGACTCCAAGAACCTTGTGGGATTCTTGTTGTGATGTTGGATAGCGAATCATGTATAAGAAAACTTAAAACACCATCCCTCTCTTCCATGATGATTTTATCATTTTCACTCTTCCAGCCAATTTCACGAGTTAGACCAACTTTCCCAACTGTAGAGGTTGAAGTCCATGTCAATGTCATGTCATTTAAAGGTCTGTAGTTATAGAACCTGTGGCTATTGTAAGCTGATACATCACCATTTAGCGTAGTGTTGTTGAGCTTCATACCTCTATTGACTAAATCATTGGTAACTGTAGCTGATCCAGTTTCAGTCTTCATAAATTTAGAGGCGTAATCACGCTCATAGAATTTATAAACACCCATCAGATTCACTTCTGATACTGTCTGCCTACCAAAGATATCAAATACTGGTGAGCCATCAGCAAACCGAGTATAAGCAGCACCCTTGTTATCTACGGACTGATGCTGGTCAGGGTTATCCTTATCCCCAACATGCACCACTTGCGTATAGATGTCATTAACGCCATCGTTACTTAGTCCAGCATTTACCCTCTTCCCTGTTGAGGTATCTGCTGGTGGTCTAATAAAATCAGTCATAAGTTATCCTAAGCTGGGTTAGAGTAGCCTCTATCTTGCTCGGCTGTTAGTGTAAATGATTGCCCTGTAGTACCACCAATAGTACCAGTAGCTACAACGGGTTTAGCGCTCCCGGCGTTACCAGCTACGATGATAATATCAGCATCAGTGGCTTGAGTTCTACCACCTTGGGTGTTGGAATCATAAGCAAAGTTAAAGTTGATAGCAGCTTGCGTAATAGTACCTGTAATTGGAACACCATCTTTGTCATTCACTGTAATAGCTGATGATTCACCATAGTCTTCTAGTGCGTTAGGAACATCATCAAAGTACATTCTGTAGTAGCCAGTACCACCAGATGTAAGGAATGAGTTGAAGTTCAGAGTACCTGTAGCAATAAATGGGAACTTACGAAGAGTAGCACCATTATCATAGAATTCAATGGTTGTAACATCTTCTGCTTGTACGCCGTTAAAACCGGAGATGAATACACCACTACCACCACCATTAGCATTGGCAGGAACTAACTTGCCACACTCTAGCGTGTCACCCGCAAACAGCATTGTCTCATCAGCAGTATTACCTGTGATAACACCTGTCACTGTATTGATGTCTGCATTCTGTCGCATTTGGTAATGCATCCAAGTATAGATCTGTGCTTTAGTAGCAGTGATCGGGGTAGCCCGTTGGATTGTGAATGAACTGCCAGTAGCACCTGTAGGGAATGTACCTGTAATTGTTACCACAGTACCTGTAGGTGTGCCTGAGATGTTATAAGTACCTGCATCAGCACCTTCGTGGATAGTTACTGTACCGCCTGTAAAGTCAGCGCCCACAATGCCAGCTTCAGCAGAAGTAAGTGTAGAACCTGATGCACCGGTAGCACCATCAACGCCAGAGTGCGTACCTACGTCTAGTACGATACCAAAATCTCTAGGGGTGCCGACTAAGTCAACGTCAATGCTGAAAGCAGTATCGAAATACTTAAGGCTAAGTTCTTGCCAAGGGTCTGTAGCACCACCAACTGTACCATCGACATCAGTGATCTTTAGATCAAGCTCATTGGCAGCAACCGGGAAACCAATCTTATAAGCACCAGTAGCTGTTTCGTTAACCAACGCTAAATCAGCAGAAGCGTACTTGTATTGGTATTCACGAGCAAACACTTTAAAGAAGGCTCTGTCATCAAAGTTACCGTTAGCAGCATCCCCAAATACTTGAATACCTTCATTGATGTTGTCTGTAAAAGTAAAGTCAGCAGAAGCCCCACCAGAAATCTTTTGGTAGTACAACTGAGCGCCTGTAGATACAGCACCCTGAGATACAGCACCAACATACTCTCTGTTTAGAGCAGAGGTATCATCGTACTCAGCCCAACCAATGCTACGCATGTAAGTACGTGTAGCGTCATCGGCAGGTGCCCAACCATTGTACGAAGCACCATCAAAGCCAAATACGAACATACCGGCTCTTGGGTCACCAATAACGTACGCAGGGAATGGGTATTTGTTGTAAGCAGCAGTTGTCCACAGATCAACAAACTTTGAGTACAAAGCCTGACCTGAAGCACCATCTTTAGCAACTAAGTTGCCAGTAGCTACAAGCTGGAATGTTGGAGGAGTAGCAGTCTCATCTAAGACAAGTTCTGTTGCTACGTTTAAATCATCGGGATCGATTAGTAATGCCATTTTATGCTACCTCTTTAAGTTCTAAGTATTCGCTATCTTTATTCCAAACCTTCCATACACCGTTACCGATATGCATTCTACCTATAGCTTCAAAGGTTCTATCCTCTAATTCTATAGTGGTAAGGTCTGTATGAATGTTCTCAGCAAGAACGTTCTTGCTGGTATCTCTAACTATTGCTATTTTCATGGTGGATTATCATACCCTCTATCTTGTGTTTGCTGAACAGGTATCGACTGAACACTAGATGAATAAGGTGTCATGTTGATAACCAAGAATTTATAACCTGCCTTAATAAGTGTAATGAAACCGTTAGTACCGCCTACTGACTGGCTAAATGTATAGCTAGTGCCACTAGACTCAGTACCTGTCCCAATCTCTACTGCTGCTGCTCCCTGTACGCCTGTATAAGCGTGAATCTCTGTCCCAGCTACCAATCCAGTCAGTGTAACGTCTACTGCGGCATTAACTACTACAGTTCCTGTACCCACGTTGTTGTAAGTTGGAGTTGATCCTCCTGATACATTTATTGTCAGTGTTTGACCCGATGCAACACTGACTAAAACAGCTTCATTACCCGTTGCTCCGTTTACTACTGCATAGCCTGACAGAGTATTGTTCCAAGTAACTGAGGTTGTTGCAGCTATTGTACCAAGATCAACTGCATGATTAGATCCATCAGATACGAACGTACCACCAGATACTAGAGCTAAATCATCTACCAATAGGGATACACTATTTGGTGACTCAGTAAAAGTTACATTAGTGAGTGTTGCTCCATTTTGGGTAACTAATCCACATCTTACGAACTTAGCACCAGGCATTACACTATTCGAGTCATAGGTGAATGTACCCATGTCGTTGAACGTCATACCCGTGTGATCTATTAATAGCGATGAAACAGCGTTGAAGCTACCCTTAGAGTTCGTACCAACTGCTGAGATTGTGCCGTTATTCCATATACAAGTTGAACCAGCGTTAACCACTTCAAATGCTTGGAATGCAGGATCTACGAACTCTAAGTCATTAAGAGATATGTTGAAGTTGCTATCCTTAAAGTAGGCCGCTGTAGCAGCTGTACCTATGGAGAAGTGACATTGCATTGTATAAGAACCTGAGATTCCAGGAACACCTTGAAGTTGACCGTATCTATTAGCCTGTAAATCATTCTTAGCTGCTGCACCAGTAAACGTAGCAGGAGTACCTGAGTCACCAGCTGTGACTTCGTAACTTCTACCTTGACGTATTGCATCAATACCTAGAGGGGCACCTTTAGTTGGACCACCAACTAGCTTAGCTTGACCACCGTAAGTGTCCATAGCCGTGTGTGAAATTGTACCTGTACTAGCTGTCGCATTTTCAGGATCTACTACAGCACATATCCAAGGGGCACCGTAGTCAATAGTATCTGATCCAGCATAGTTGTATGTATTAATAGCATTTGATGCTGAACCCATAACAATAGAGATGCCGCCGTTAGCTTTAGTATCTAGTGAGCCAGGAGTCGTATGAGTAATCCAAGTATAGACAGCAGACAGATCACCTGTAGTAAGTGCTGTTGCAGTAGTGTCTTCAACCATGCCTTTTGTAGCATTAGCGAAAGCATTCTTAGATAGGCAGTTGACACCTTGAATGAAGTAATCAGTCTCAATGTTTAGACCTGATGCACCACCACCTAAAGCTGCCCAATTACCAGTAGACACTGCATCATCTGGTATTAACGCAGTAAGATCAGAAGTGTATATAGCAACAGCCATCTATCTTTTAACCTTTGAATTCATATGTCTGAGTCTGTCTTGGGTATATGAATTTACCTGTAATTCTTCCCTTAAGTCAGTTAATTCACCAAGCTCTTTAATCGTATACTCGTTTGTAATCCATTCATCACCGCTGGCTTCAAACCTAGCATACATCGAGTTAACAGCGCCTTTTAGGCTTTGCCTTCTCATTTGTAGGGACAATTCATCTATCTTTTTAGACGCTAACTTCATACTAATCATAACGGACTCATATAGGACTGCTACACAAACAAATACAACGGTTAAAAAGACTTTGCTATGCTCTGGTATGAAGTCAGCTAGTAATGGGAAGCTTTGCCATATAACAACCACTACAAGAAGTATCAGTATTGTGAACGGACTAATCTTTCCTAATATGCTTTTAAAAACAACTTCAAACATCTTTACCGCCTTTGTAACGCACCCAACCGCCTGCGCGAACACCCAGCCAGACCGTGTATCGTTTAATACGGCCTACGCCATTCTCTTTCATTGCTTTTAAAAAAACGCCATCAGCACCGCTTCTGCTTATTGCCCTATGCCATACCCCTGAGTAAAGGAAGTCATGTAGAACGCTAGGTTCTGTTAATCTGCCTGTTGGCCTACCTATTACCGATAACATCACCCTAGGTATTGATGCAAAATCAGTGATAAACCCCTTTGGAACTTTGATAACGCATGTTTCAGAAGACGCATAAGCTAAAGCAGATGATAACGTCCACGACGTGCCTTTACCGTGTGTGACTTCTAGCTTAGTGATGAACGGCATTAATTAGCCTTTCTTTGGTTTTGCTGCTGGCTTCTTAGCCGCTGGCTTCTCTCTTGATCCCGCCTCAGCCTTGGCTGCTGCTTCCCTTCGCTGTCTTTCAAATGCTGCTAAACCCATGATGCTCTCCTTGTTAAAGAAAGGGCGGCTTTTTACACCGCCCTGAACTATCTAGCCGTTAGTGATGATCTGAGCAATACGAACGTTTTTACGCTCATATACTCGGTTCCAGTTACCAACTGTTGCAAGTTCTGCATTAGTTGGACTAGCGCCTGCCACTGCCGCACTTTGGAAAGCTACACCACGTGGGTGCATGATAAAGTGTGAACGAGTGATAAGAATGTCATTACCCGCTAGTGAATCACGATCTGTCTCACTAGGTACTGGAGCTGACCCTTGACCCATGCCTAACGCACCGCTACCGAATAGGTAAGTAGTGTATTGAGGCGCTGCATCGCCAACCAATGGCCCTGCTGCTGGGGTATAAGGCATGCCATCGTCAATAACTAAGCGGATGCCGCGATACGTTTCAACTTCTGCATCACCCTGTGATTCTTTCTCAAATGAGATTGAATCCAATTTTTTAAGGTTACTGTAAACAGTCGAGTGCATCGCGATACCAGCAATACCGCCAAGCGCATCACCGAAAGTAGCTTGACCGTCAACGAAAGCATCGCCACTGAATTTAGTGCCTGCTGCAATATCCGCATTAGTCGCGCCATGGATATCAGAAGTCATGTCACTTGAATCATTAGCAACGTTGTCTAAGAAAACACCCGCTAATGAGTTAAGACCGACCGCCTGGTAACGTCTAGCCCAATAATCAGCAACTAGATTGCCAATAGCTGCCATTGGATCAGAGCCAGCCAATGCTTTGGCTAGATCATTAACCGACCATGCTCGACCGCGCATTAATAGTGCTGCGATATCTTGGCCTGAACCAATTTTGGCAGGAGTCAATGAGCCTGAGTCACTTAGGATTTCATCGTCACCTGTTAGATCCGTCCAAAAAGGCATATTGATTAATTTGCCACCTTGTGATGCCAGCGCGTTTAGTTCGGGATTAGTTGAAACAATGCCGCCCATGTAGAACGCCGCCAATTCTGCGGTTTTTTCTTGAACATAAGGATTAAATACTTCTGGGACAATTACGTCCGCGATTGTGGTTGTAGCCATTTGCGTTTACCTTTTTATTTAGTTTGCGCGGCTACTTTTAGTGCCGCATATTTTGCAGGATCAGCTTTTAATAACGCTGCCTGCTCAGTTAAATTAAAATGCTCCGTCTTAAACGGGTTATTAATTGCGGCACTGCCGTCGCCCCCTGTAGCACCGCCACCAGAAGCTTGATTTCCTCTTAGTAAAGAGTTATACCTCTCATTCGATTTAAATTCAACACTTAATTGTTCAAGGGTTGAAACTGTTAGCTCCCCATCCTCACTAAGCACCTTTAAGCCGTCGCTGGTACTCTTTAAGCGCCTAGCTATAAAATCACTAAGGATAGTTGCGTTGTGGCCGTCTGCAAGCTCTGCTGCAATCTTCATTGCTGCTGAGCCTACTCGCTCTTTGCTTACGCTTGCTTCCACTGTTGATAGCTGTGCGCTTAATCTTTCGCGTTCTTCCTCTGAACTTTTGAGTAACTGCTCATAGTCGCCATCTTTTCTGGCTTTATCCGCAATAGCTTTGGCTGCTGCGTCGGATTCTTCTTTCGCCTTATTTTTAGCTTTCTTAGTCTCACCCAATAATTCCTGAACTTTGTCAGCCAAAGACTTAACGTCACCAACGTTTAAAGAATCGGTTATTGATTTCAATGCCTCGCGCTCAGTAGCGGATTCTTCAATCTCTGCCTTTTGCGCTTCAATTAGTTTTAATGCTTCTTCGAGTTCCATTTTATGTCTCCACTAGAGTTTTGGTGCGTCACTGACGCGGTTAATCGAACGCCAAAGGGTTTAAAGCCTTTAGTTGTTCTAAGGTGTACTCCTTCCCCGTATCATCGGAAAAGCTTTTGATTGATATTTTGCCTGATCTGAATAGCTTGGCTCGCTCTACGCCTAACACTTCATCTTGTACGCTGTGAGGCTGGTCTTTTAGCCAGCCACCGTATGTTGTTTTTGCACTTACTGGCCCACCTTGTGCTGCTCGTTTTCCTGTTACGCCTGCGCCTAGGTTGTATTTAGGGTTAATGCGAGCGGTTCTCATGCTCCTGCAATTCCAATGGACGGGCGGGTGAGGCCCTTCTCCAATTTCGTGCTTACTCCCATCTAGGCTGGCACAAATTCTTGTGACTCTGGAATCTAGCACCGACACATATTCTTCGCCAATTATCACATCGTCATTAGCCTTATAAACCTCCGATCTAGCCAATGAGCCAACCTGATTAGTCGCTGTTCTAATAACCGCCTCGGCTTGCTGCTTAGTCCTGACATTGACTTCATCCATTACCGCATCGGTGACTTCTTTTAGTGTGCTGCCCATTGCTGAATGATCGCGTATTATTTGCTCAACTACTTTCGCTTTCTTCTCTGAAAATTGCCGGACTATTCCGCTAATCGTGGTCTTTTCTGCTGTTTTGCCGTTAAGTAATGTCATCGGCTTATTGGCAAATGCGGATAATAGCTGTTCTGTAGATGGCGAATCAAACGTGGACAATGCTGTCGAGTTAACAAGTGCTTTACCTGCAAATTCGGCCTCTTCTTTTGCGAATGCCGCCGCACCTGTAAGAATATCGTCACCAAACTCTGCAAGAATGTCGCGCGCTAACCTTGCTATTTGAGCCGCTACCGCTACGCCTGATTGGAGTTCATAGCTTTTCTTCAAGCCAGCTTTAGCCCTTGCCGATAATCTCTGCAAATGAACTAATAGCCGTCTGGCCTCAGCTTTAGAGTATCGCTGTGTAAAGATCTGACGACGAGTGAGAATATCTATCAATCTTTGATTGCTACTCATTTATAAGAGCGGGCTTACCTGCTCAACTTCGCCCTCGATATCTTCATCGGTTCTATCAGTTGCGATAATCCCAGCTTTACGCACTGATTTCCTAATGTCAGTCTTAGCAATGATCTGCCTGTCGTATAACTGAATCTCGGCCATAATGTCAGCCGGTTGTTTCTTAGCTTCGTAAAAGTCTGAATTGATAACAAACGTCACTTCTTCATTTTCTGATACGCCCATAAACATGCCGCACCAAGTAACCGCTTTAGCAATGGCTAGCGAAGCATTACCGACAACGTTAGCTAATACTGAGTTATCCCCAGCGTGCTTAATCCTTGCTGCTTCTGCCGTTTCTGCTTGCCCTGTTGCTTGAATAAGTCTAGCCCCAATGCTTACCATCTGAGCCTCTTTGTGAATCATTGCTTCCATTGCCATGCTATTTGGCTGAGCCTGTAGCATTAAAGCGCCACCGCCTTCTGGTAGTGTCCACGCGTTACGTGAACCGAATTTAAACGTACCACCAGCTTTATCAACCCATGTTTGCGTTAGTCCTGATATTACCGCTTGAGGCTGTCCAACCAAAAACACCGACTCTTCATAGTCCGCACTATTGCGATAATGTCCTACGTTAACCTCTGCAATGTCGATCAAAGGCGCGTCATCAACATCGGGATCGTTAGCATAAGCACCGGCCATAACGAACGGTATTACATCGAACGTTTGCCCATTGCCTTGAGACGGTGAAAATGTATCAAGGATCGAGTCGTCACGCCAAATATAAACCGTATAAACGCCACCAAGCAACATAAGCACGCGATATTGCTCTATATCCTCCTGCTGAAATTCATCACCCTCACCCTTGGCTGTTTCTTTCAATACGACTAAAGTTAGCTTCGATTGCCCGTTAACCGTTTCAGTCGCCCAGTTAATGATTGATTCAGCCGGGTAAGTCTTAATACTTGCTTGAATGCCGCTTGTTTGCGCTGCCGTTTGGCCTGCTTCGGTCTTAGGGTAATCGGCCAATAAACCATAGCGGCCTGTTATCAACAAATCACCGACTGCTTTTTTGCCTAATTGCTCAATGCTTAATCCATCACCCGTGGCATTATCTGTTAAATATTCAATTTGGCTTGGCAGCTCTATTTCTGAATCTTTACGAAAGGCCATGCCAACCATCGCGTTTTTAGTTCGTGCCGTGACATTCAAGAATTGAGCCGATTGTAAATAATCCGCGTATCGTTGCGCTGCATCATCAGCTTCTGGATCAGGGTTTCTTAAATACGTTAATGTTGCTGCTTTGATAGCCTTTGCGCCTTTTACGCAATCCCGCGCCATCTTCCACTTGCTTAAACTGTCTGAATATTGCGGGTGTATTGAGTCAACTGGCATTTTAGAATCTCACTTTAATTTGTGTTACTGGTTTATTAATCGGGTATTTTCGATTAACGAAATAACCGGAACAATCAAGCCAATCATCTACCGCTGGATGCTCATTGCTTTTTTCCGGTGCGCCTTTCTTATCATAACCCTGTATTTCTAGCGCGTTAGTTAAATTCGGGCATTTATCAGTATTAATCTTGATCTTATCATGTGACAGAAGCGCATTAAAAGCGTTTATTCTATCGCGTACCGGCGGGTTAGCGCTTGGTGCGTCAACCAAATATCCAGCGCCT